CTAGCTGTAATAGTAGAAGTACTCCAAGTTGTATCAGCAAAATCTGTAAAAGCTGTTGTTCCTGAAGAGGTTGGTGTCACATTTGTTAATGAATTTCCTCCAGCGTTATAAGCTGTGCCTGTTGTTTCATTAGTTGTTGCATACGCAGTGGTAGCAGCACCTAATGTAGCTGAGGAAGTATACAATGCAATTTTAAATGTTGCACCTGTTCCAGCTGATCCACCTCCTGATCCATTATAAAAGTTATGTACACCTTGTAAAAGTTCAGTCTTAAAACTTGTGCACATTGCTTGAGTTATAGCCATATTACATTCTCCTTATAATTTCAGCGAGGTCATCATGTCCCTGTTGGGACAATGTACCACAAATAGTCGTACGCTCAGATAATATAGCTTGTTGCATATAATATCTCAATACCTTGTGGACATTTTCTTTAAATGCTTCTGCCTGGTCTCGTATTGCAGGCGGAGCATCTTGGGAAACTGAGATAATGTGATTGGTTGCTCTATCAGCCCAATGATCACTATCTAGTCCCTTGTTATCGGTTGTTACTACATTAACCGTTCCGGCTTTTACGCCAATTTCTTCTGTAAACATTAAGTCACCTCTATTCTTAAACTATCAAAACGATATTCATCACGCCTATCTCTACCTTCAAATAAGTTTTTCTGTCTTGATATTTCCTCTGCGAACCTTTTTTCATATTCTTGTTGTAAGGTAGGTTCTCCCTTCATAAAAATATATGCCTCAATTAATGTTCCATATAAAAGAGCATTTCTTGCATTTTCTGACAAGTAAGTGCCAGCTGTGTTTACTGTTAAACTTGGTGGTCTATACAAATAATTTAATTCCATTGTATAAGCAGCATCTGGAGTTGGTGATAATAAGAAAGTGTTATCTTCATTTTCCGTATTACTACCAGCGTCAAAATCTGCGTAATATTTTGGTAAACCCATTAAGTTTGTTTGTGTTGGATCATAGTCATAGGCTTGAATAAATGATGGATGTTTTTTATCAAGATAATGATAATCACCATTTGCATCAATTGCAGCTAGTGAAAATGATGCAAGATAATCTTCTGGGCCTTTTAAAAATCTATTACCAGATGTAGAAGTACCAGTAGATGTTTTTCTGAATACATTTATTTGCACAAGTTCTAATAATCTTTCTTCAGCATTTTTAATAAAATCATTTATTGTGCTTACAAAAGCAGTTTCATCATTTTGTGTGTAATTTTGTACTAATGTTTTTAATTCATCTAATGTCATGTTATCACCACCGTAACTGTACCAACATTTGACTCCATTTGCGATACAGAAAATGCATAACCTATTGGATCAAGAGTTTTATCTGTAAAAGCATTTATTTTAGTAGTTTTTACTACACCTTCGCCCGCAGGCGTATCTTTATCTGGTCTAGGTTCCCACAAGGCTTCTGGGTCTACTACATTGACTCGTAATTCTAGCTGTGGTTGTTTTGGTTCCCAGCAACTAGGGCATGTTTTTAATCCATTCCACTCTTTATGTAATTGTTTTAAGTAATACCGTTGTCCACATCTATCACATTGACCAAGAGCATTTTTTCCAGCAGCATAAGCCATTATGTTAGCCTCCTATAACTACGCATAGAAGGTCGTATCTGATAACTTTCTCTTACTTCATCTTGTTCTGCTGCTCTTTTAAATTCTTCTTCGTAAATAACTTTTAAAAATTGTGTTCTATCTGGTGCTTTTTTTATAGATAAATAATAAGCAAGACCACTGGCTAGACATGGATAAAATCTAAACGGAACTTGCATAGTGTTTGGACCATGATCAGCATCGTCAATTCTTTCTAAATAGTTATAAACGATTTTGTCACTGTTGTTATCTGATGTCGGCCATATTTTTATTTTTGGAGCAATTTGTTTATCTACAAAATATTGACTTGGTGTACTTTCATCAGTTTTATCTGGAATCTGTAAATATTCTTTACGACCAATTGACTGTATAATTGTATCTGTATCTTTGCCATTTACAACTTTACGGCTTGCAACAGCTAATACATCAATTGCACCTTCTGGTAAATCATAAGTCGTTTGACCTTTTGTAAGTGTTTGAATTTTTTCTTTTACAGTCCATTGATTAAGACCTCTGTTAGCCCAATCAGCTAACATAAGATTTATACTTCTTTGAGCTGTTTTTAGATCATAGCCAGTTCGTAGTTGTAAGCCACATCTTTCAAATGCCTCTTCAACATATTCAGCAACATCTAATTCAAAATCCTTACTATTACTAACTGCCATTTCATTATCCTATTTTAGTAAATTTTCTTTTACCAGGAGCTATTGCACCACATCCTATATTTCCAGACCTTGTGCCTGGTTGTATAGTGCGACCATTATAACTTACTAATCCACCTGTGTTAAATTTTTTTACTCTAGTTGAGTCTTGTATTTGTTTATTCATTTGAGAGCGTGATATAGGCATTATCCACCGCCTTGTTGATTTCTCATCATTTGAGCATAATTATACATTATATCATGTTCATCTTGAGTATATTGACCTTGTTCATTCATACCTAAATCTTCTTCCATTAATTTAGAACCATAAACATCTGGACTAAATGTGCTGTATCTAGGTGCTTTTGGGTGTGACGGCACGCTATCCATCATTCTATTTAAAATATCAAAATCAGAAATAAGTCCTGAATTTTGTGGAGGAGGACTTTTAGGGTCTAAGCCCATATTACGCATATTTGCCGTATGTCCAGCTCTATTAGCTATGTAATTTCTATAATCATAACTAGGTGGAGCCATTCCATAAAAATTATCATTTGCACGCTTATAACCACCATGTCTAGCTAATTTTCTTTCATCAGCATTTAAAGTATATGGGTCTTTTACTTGCATACCTAAAAAATCTAATAAAGAATTTCCACCTTTTTTAATTAAAGAAAATAGACCTTGATTTATTGGATTATTAATTGATAAAGGTGAATTAACAGCATTACGAAATGCTTGTTTCGCAGTAAGATTACCATAAACATTTTGTGTTCCTGGAACATAATGAGGTGCTATGTAATTATTATAAAATTGTCTTGCTTCTGGTGCAATTACATTTGTTGCAAGATTATGAACAGCTCTTCCTATCATTAAACTAACACTAATTTAAGCAATAAACCTATTACACTTGAAGAAGCTGCTATTAAAATAAATTCTATTCTATAAAGTCTTTTATCTATCGCATCATATCTTTCACTACATGCATCGACATGAGATTCAATTTTTTGATCTACTGAAGCTACTGTAGTTTTAGGCATTATGCTGTTCCGAATAGATTGTTATACATTGTAGGATTATTAGTACTTAGATAATCTTGATAATCCTGTGAATATTTTTGTCCTTCAAAAGGTGTGTTTAAATAATTTTGATAATCTGTTGTATACATGTTCCCACTAAATCCAGGTGAAGAATATTGATTATACAGTGTTGAATAAGGGTTGTAAGGCATTGAATACATTGGTCTTTGATTATAGTTTTGACCACCATACATACCGTAGAAAGGTGAACCATACATTGAAGGTGAATATCCGCTACCCATGTTGCCGTAGAAAGAACCAATGCCACCTGCATAAGGATTCATGCCATAACCGTAACCATATCCGCCAAAGAAAGGATTACCATAACCCATAAAACCGCCAATACCATAATTAGGTTGTCTAAAGATTGGAGGTCTTAAACTAAAATCAGGTAGTGCACCATAATCAGGTTCTGTTGGTTGGTTTTGTTGATTAAGTAAATTTTGATAGGCTTCCATTAAGTTTTGATATAAATCTTGATAATCAAGATCACTAGAATCAGTAGTATTATTATTTGAACCTGTTTCACCAGCTTCAGCTGCTCTTCTTAGAGCTAAATACTCTTGATAATCAGGACTTTGTAAATATCCACTCATGTCAAAATCTTTTAAAAGATTTCTAAAAGCCCTTCTTTCATCCATATTTTGGTTAAAGAAACTGTCTTCAATATGTTGTGCGTTAGCAAAAGAACCTAATTGGTTTTTAAAGTTTTGACCAACGGCACCCATACCTCTTTCATTAAAGAAATTAACTATATCTTCAATAGAAGTAGAACCAAATGTTGGACTGCTAGTGTCATAAAGATCAATATCATCTCTTAACATATATGGACCAGTTCCATCAAATTGGAATGTTTCTAAATTTGGATTAGAAACCATATTTCCTTGATTATCAAAAGTTAATAAAGTTCCATCATCTAATACAAAACTAAATGTTCCATTGTCATTGTTTTGCAGATTGTCAACTTTTCTACCACCTAAATTGTCTCCAGATAAAACTGGACCAAGTAACTGCATAGCATCTGTATATATTGTTGGAGGTGGTGAACCACCAGTATTTTCATTATTCTCAGTATTCTCAGTATTCTCAGTATTCTCAGTATTTTCGGTATTGCTAGTGCCACCTGTATCATTTAAACCAACTCTTGTATCAGCACCTTGTAAAAGTAAATCTTCAAATAAATTAGGAGTACCAGTGGTATCTTCAAAACCATCTAAATCTGGATCGTTAAATACACTTGTTTGTGCAAAAGGAC